GTATTGATTTTGCTTTGTTCCAACATTCTACTTTACCATATCCATATTCTGCATGTATAAAATCTACACCCGATGCATCTGCACATTCTTTGTCTACTATCATGTCGCCAATATAGACTGCATCACGGGGACTTGTATTACAATGTGCAAGGGTATATAGTAGTTGGTCGGGTGAGGGTTTACCTCTTAGTCCTTCAGTAGGACAACAGATGAAATCAAACTCAACGTCCAACTTAGATAAGATGTCATGTGTTCTATCTACATGTTTAGATGTAACAATTGCAAGTTTCTTACCTTGAGACTTAAGTAGTTTCAGATGGTCTTCGACACCATCATAGAACTTAATCATTTTACTATTCTTTGAAGAGAATGCATTGTACTCTTTCATAAGTTTATCTTGGTCAGTAAGTATACCAATCTCAGTTAGTATGTCTTTGAATGGTTTACCAATAAGTTTAAAGTAGTCTTCAAATGGTCTACCAGTTTTTAAAGAGTTAAACGACTTCTCCATATTTTTTTTAGAGTCTATTAAAACCCCGTCTAAGTCAAACACATATAGTTTTTTCATATCTAAGTTAGGTGGTCTTCTGTTAATATTCTGAAGTTCAATCTTCTATCTTTACAATACTCTTCTGCAGCTTTAAACTTTGCTTGGTTTACAGCATATGTTGCAATCTCGTTTAGATATCGTTTAGTTCTTCTTACAGGTTCCTTTGGAGGTTGTGTCTGTTTCTTAGGTTTAACTTCTATAATTTCTCTTATGGATTGACCCTTATCATTAACGTATTTGATATAGAAGTCAGGAAAGTATCTATGGGGTCTTTTGTCTAGTGGAGAGATATACGGAATAACCACTTCTTCACTACCCCACTCTATAATACTCGGGTTATTATCGCAGTAAACCATGAATCTTCTTTCCCAAAGTGACCTGTAAAAAATTTTAGTGGGGTCTCCTCTGTATTTTTTGTAGTTCTTTGGTTTAAACTTGCCGCTATACGATTTTCTTGACATAAATAGATAATATAAAGTTATTCATAGGTATTTATACATGGCAAATGTAAACAAAATTCTCTCAAAGTTAAACGAAGCAACAACTGCAATCTCATCTGTAAAAGGAATAGCGAGTAAGATATTTGGAACAGGGTATAATGTAAATGTTTCAGAATATGAAAAGGAATCTGAACTCGAACGGGAACGAATGGCTATTCGTTCTAAAGAACTTAAAAGTAGAAATGTTGGTTTAAATATGATTCCTAGAAATTTGGCTAAAGAAAACCCAACTGGGGTTTCTGCTGAATTGGTATATCCTAGGGATACTCTTTTAGATAACTATATACACTTCAGTATTCTTCCTAGAAAAAAAAGAAAGGGAAAGAACAACTTATTAAGTGAAAAAAAGACAGAAATATACATCTATGTTCCTAACGTTGCAAACAACTCACCGACTGTTAGTTACAAAACTCAAGACTTTGGTAATGTCGCAAGGAGTTTGATAGATGGTGGCGGACTTTTTTCGGGTGATGTTCTAAAAGGTTTAGGAGCAGAAGTTTCTGAAGGTCTCCAAAAAATGGTAAACGCTGTTGCATTATCAACCATTAATTTTAAAAACCAACAAATTTTTAACCCACAACAGGAAATCATGTTTGACGGAATGTCCTTCAGAACATTTGATATGTCTTTTCAGTTTAGACCAAATTCAAAAGAAGAGGCACAAGTTATTAATGATATGATATGGACATTCAAAACTGCAATGTTGCCAGATACATTTTCAGGTGAAAAAGGCGGAACCGATTTTTCTGAAAACTATTTTAATGTCCCTAATGGTGTGGAGATAAGTTGGGAGGGTGATATTGCAAAAAAACTTGATGGGTTCCTACCTTCTTTCATAACTGGTTGCAATGTTAAGTACAACAATGGTGGTAAAATGGAAACCTTTGAAGACGGTCAACCATTAATTATTGATATGGATTTATCATTCCAAGAAGGTGTTCTATTAACACAAGGAAATTATCAATCAATATCACCTATTGGAACTGGAAAGGCTAAGATTAGTAATCCATCTTTAGAGGACGGTGAATAAAATGTCAAATAAGTTATATGAGAATTTTCCAACAATACAATATCGTTTATCAAATGGTAAACTAGTTACAATAAAAGATTTTTTTAGAAAGGCTAGAGTTAAGTCTTTCAATATGAACACTATTGTTGATTATCAATACTATGAATTAGAAGAAGGGGAAAGACCCGATGTAGTTGCAACTAAACTATATGGAGATGGAGACTTACATTGGATTTTATTTCTAATCAATGATATAGAAAACTATTATGATTGGCACATGAGTTCTGAAGTTTTTGAAAACCATATAGATACATATTATAAAGGTCAATACTTAACTTTTGCAACAAGTGATGATGTTGTTCAATATCCAAACTATGATAGTCAAGGCAATCTATTGAATCTTAGAAAATATCTTTTGGGTGAAAAGGTTTCAACACCAAAGGGGACTGGACATATCTTAGAAGTAGACCCCCTAAATAAAAGAGTGAGAGTTGAAAGAGGACAATGGGAAGCAGGTGAAACTTTAGTCGGGTCGACCAAGACTTCACAAATAATAAGTGTCATTGAACCTAGAGATGTTATAGACCATTATATAAATGCAGAAGGAATAAAATCTAATGTAAGCGCATCAGGATTTACTTCCGTATCTCTCTGGCAGAATGAATACAATCTAAATGAAGTTAAACGAAAAATCAAAATTATACAACCAAAATTTATCGGAGAAGTTGTAAGAGAATTTGAAAGACTAATGAGTACTTAATAATATGGAGACTTCAACTGAAACTGTTTCTTCTTCTTCAACTTCTGATAATTCTCAACAGGGTAAGATATCCATTGAAAAGATTGAGATTATAAGCCCTTATCATAGTAACCCATGGGACATTACCAATTTAGCAAGTCGTATGGGTCTTTATGAAAGTATTTACAGTAAACATACTACTGGAGATATTTCATTTATTGACGGACGAAACTTAATTAAAAACTTATCTCTAACAGGTCAAGAAAAACTAAGAGTAGTACTTCAACCATTTGAAACAGACGAAGTTCAAAGAATAGATAGAACATTTAGAATCTATAAACTCTCTAATGTATCTAAAGTAGATGATATTGTTCAAACATATAACATACATTTTTGTGAGCAGTTAATGTTTACTTCTAAAGAGACTAGACTTAGTAAAACCTTACGTGGTTCCCATAAGAAAATGTTGTTAGATGTACTTTCAACAATAGTAGAAAGTGAATACGGTGGTGAAGGCATATCAATGGAGTCTGTAGGAACAATAGATAATACCGAAGGAGATAATCATCAATTTTTGATTCCCAATTGGTCAGTAAATAAAACCTTTGACTGGATAGTTAACAATTCAAATCCATCTGAAAACGAAGTGGGTTATAAGAATAGTATGTTCTTCTATCAGACATTAACAGGACAGTATAATTTTAAATCTTTAGACAGTATGTTAAAAGAACAGTTCTCAGAAGTTTTTACATTTTATCCTACTATAGGGAATCTTACATCAAGTGCTAGTGAAAAAAATAAAACTATATTGGCCTCTCTAAAACCACAAGAGTTTGATACACTTCGTGGAACATCTGTTGGTGCATATGCATCTACATTAAAAGTTTACGACCCTATAAGAAAGATTGAAGAGATTAATACATTTGATATTGAGACACTATATGAAAAAAGAAAAGAAAAGGGAGAGTATCCTCTTGTAAATTATGATAACAAGGTTAGTGATATAAGTAAGAAACATAATTCATTGGTTATAAATGATTATACAACTACACATGTTTTTAGTAATAAGAAAACTATAACAGATGATGAAGAGTATATGGGAATTAAGAGTTCTGATAATTCTAAACTTGAACGACAAGCACTTATAGAGAATTTAGCACAAAACACTGTTGAGGTTTCATTGCCTGCTAGAACTGATGTGTCTGTAGGACAAAAAGTAAAATTTATATTACAAACAGGAGAAGCGGTCATTAATGAAAATCTTTTAGAATTGAGTGCTGATGATGTATATCTAATTACGGGGTTATCTCTTCAGATAAATGTAATAGAAAGTAATGGAACTTTGAACTTAGAGTGTTCAAAAGAAAGTAGATTTAAATCATATGATTCAGAACAAACTATTACACAAAGAATTGAAAGATTATTAGGGACTGAAAGGACTAAAAAGAAATGAACCATTATTACGGAATAGTAGAAGATAGAAACGACCCTTTAGCAATAGGAAGAGTAAGAGTTCGTGTACATGGTGTTCACACTGATAACAAAAGTGATATTGCAACACCCGACCTTCCATGGTCACAAGTAATTTTACCGACCACAAGTGCAGGACTATCAGGATTTGGAACACAACATGGATTGGTTGAGGGGTCAACTGTTGTAGGTTTCTTTAGAGACGAAACCGATATGCAAGACTTTATTATTTTAGGGTCTATTGCTGGTATACCTGCAGATGGTTATCTAGAAAAAGAAAACGATGAACTTGAACCAAGAAGTGCCTCTAAAGGTTTTAATGACCCAAGAAGATTAACAGTTGCAGACTATAAAGGAACACCCGATGGTGCAAATTCCCCCGAAGCTCCTAACAGAAGTTTTGGATTAGAACATGCATTAGATACTGCACCAACTAAACCCGAAAAACTTGAAATCAAGTATGATGGAACGGAGAATAAAACTACAAACCCAACAGTTACTAAACTTCCGAAATATCCATTATACATAGACGAGTCAGACCTATCTAAGTTTGCAAGAGGTGAGGGTGATTACACTTTAAGAGACACTAGTAGTGCAAATGGTATTCCATCAAAAGCAAAACCTGTTTATCCTTACAACAAAGTTTTAGAATCCGAATCAGGTCATGTATTGGAGATTGATGATACACTAGATGCAGAAAGAATTGCAGTAGAACACCGTTCAGGCACATTCCATGAAATACATCCTGATGGCAGTCAGGTAACTAGAATAGTAAACGACAATTACACTGTAGTGTGTAAAGACGATGAAGTTTGGGTTGGTGGGAAAGTAAACATTACAGTTGGTGGAGATGCTAAGATTACAGTCGGTGGTAAAACTGATATTGAATCTACAGGTAATCTATCAGTCGTTGCACCTGAAGTAAGTATCAATGGTGGCACAATTAAGTTGAACTCATAATGGCAATGACACTTCCAATAATCCCTTCGGCATTCCCATGTCCCGATGGAACTATAATCAATCTACCAACTAAGGCAGACTTAACTAATGCACTTGCAAAGATTGGTGATATTCCTAGTCAACTAAAAGTCTATCTTGTAACAAATGCAAAAAATATAACTGCAGAGGCAAGAGAAGAGATTGAAAAAGTTATTAAAGATGTAGAAGACTTTATGGACAAGCTTGCAGATATAGCTTCTCCTTATTGGGAGAAAGGAACAATTCGTAATTGGGGTAAGGAAGCAAGAGACGCTGTAGAAGAAATGTTACAAGAGTTTCACATTTATGTCCCAGTAAAAATTATGGAACTAATATCTAAAATCATTCCAGTATCTTTTAAGGTAAATCTTTTAGGAATAGAAATAGATGTTCTTAAAATTTTAACTAAAGAAGAACAAACAAATATCAAAACTCAGATTGGTAATAAAATTGATAAGTTTTATGCATTACTTCCCGATTCATACAAAGTCTTTGACGGGGACTTTGGTATAGAGTGTAATGAATGGAAAGCGAAAGCTATATGGAAATATCTTAAGAGTGAGATTATGGATTGGGTAACTAATTCAATATTCAAGTTGGGGGAGAAACTCATAGGTAAGTTTAAGGAGATATGGGATTCATTAGGACTTCCAAAGTTGCCAACTGCATTTGAATTTGATTTAGAGTCATTGATAGCAGGATGGAAGGCAATTGCAAAAGCAAAGTATGGAGAAAAGACAAAGGAGTATAGAGACTATATCAAAAATAAACTTGATAGTTTAACGATAGCAGGGATTGACCTTGCAACTATTATAGGTGGAAAGATAGCACTATCTGTACAATCTATAGAAGATGAAATTAACAGTTTGATTTCAGACTTTAGAGATTTTAAGATTAATTGGAAAAAGAAACTACTATTCATGTGGGTTGAGACTGTAGAAAAGTTCTTTAAAGCGATAGGACTTGGTAAGATATTTGATTTTATCAACCTAACATTCTGTGATTTACTAAAACTTATAGGCTTTCCACAAACAATCGACATTACAGTTCCCAAGAGCGTATAAATAGAAGTATGGCTGAATATGTTAACAAAGGAAAAACGGTTGTAACTGAAAATAACTATTCAGATATAAACCTTTCATTTACTCCACACCCTATAACAGGAGATATCACTAGGAAGACAGATGTCGAAGCAGTTAAAAGGTCAGTAAAAAATATTGTTTCCACAAATGCATATGAAAGACCATTTAAACCTAACTTTGGTGCAAACATAAGAACCATGTTATTTGAATTAGATACTACCATGTTTGGTAGTAAACGTGTTGGTACACAAATTGCCAGTATAATTGAGGCATATGAGCCTAGAGTTAATAACGTCCAAGTCAAATTAGAAGACGTAAACAGAAACGAGTTAAATATGACAATATTTTTCAATGTAATAAATAGTATTGAACCACAAGAGATGCAATACTTACTAACAAGGACACGATAATGGCAGTAAACAGTTCACAATTAAATATTACTGATTTAGATTTTGATGATATTTCAATCAACCTTAAAAACTACCTAAAAGGACAAGAACAATTTAAAGACTATGACTTTGAAGGTTCTTCAATGTCTGTATTAGTTGACCTACTTGCATATGCATCACATATTAGTGCAGTCAATACTAACATCGCAGCTTCAGAACTATTTTTAGATTCTGCACAAATTAGAAAGAATGTAGTATCTCGTGCAAAGGATTTAGGATTTATTCCCCAATCAGAAACAGGTGCAACTGCAATTATTGATATGACACTATCGGGTGTAAAAAATGCAGATGATACATATCCTACAACTTCAGAAATGTCTATCTCTAGGGGAACAGTATTTAATACAACCTTTGATGGAACAACATATAAGTTTATAGTTCCAACTACATTAAAACCAACTCAAAGTGGAGATTCATATATCTACAATAATGTATCATTAGTGCAAGGAACTTACGCAACAGATACATTCGTATATGATTCACAACTTTCAAATCCTAAGTTTGTATTATCTAATAAGAGAGTCGATAAATCAAGAATACAAATCAATGTAAACTCAAATGGTATTATAACAACCTATTCATTGTCCACTAATATATCTAACATAACAACAACTTCTAAAGTTTTTTATGAACAAGAAAATGAAGATGGACATAGAGAGATATATTTTGGAGATGGTGTATTAGGACAAAAACTATTAGATGGTGATATTATAACTGTTACCTACATTATAGTAGATAGTGTACATGCAAATGGTGCTAAGACATTCTCAATGGTAAACTCTATTAATGGGTTTTCAAATACGTCCATTACGTCTTCACAAGTTGCACAAGGTGGTGCAGAGAAAGAGTCTATAGATTCTATCAAGTTTAAAGCAACGAAGTTCTATACTTCTCAAAACAGACTGGTGACACTGAATGACTACAAAGCAAAAGTCAGTGAGTATTACCCGAACGCAGATGCAGTTGCAGTGTGGGGTGGTGAAGATAACAATCCACCTGAGTATGGAAAAGTATTCGTTGCACTCAAACCTAAGAACTCTGATTACTTATCTGATACTGAAAAAAGTGATGTTGTCAAAAAGTTAAACGCTTTGAATATGTTAACAGTTAGACCAACTATAGTTAATCCCGAAATCATTAAGATATTAATTTCTACTGTATTTAAATATAACCCAAATGCAACTTCATTGTCAGAGGGTGAGTTGGAGACTGTAGTAACAAATGCAATTAACACATTCGATAATCAAAACTTAAGTAATTTTGATTCAATCTTTAGACACTCTAATCTTATAAAAGATATAGACGGTTCAAATAATTCAATTCTTTCTAACACAACAAATATTAGATTGAAAAAATCTCAAAAAGTTTTTACAGACACTACAAGAGGTGTGGTTGTTGAGTTCGGTAACGGACTTTTTAATCCACATGTAGGTCATGCAAAGGCTAGTGGTGGTATATTGACCACTACTGGTTTTAAAGTTTCAGGTGATTCAGTAAATACTCAGTATTTCGATGATGACGGTGAAAGGAATCTAAGAAGATACTACCTTTCAGGGTCAACAAGAATCTATCAAGATAGTTCTGCAGGTACTGTAGACTATGCAACTGGAAAAATATCAATCAATACCATCTTCTTCACATCAGTTGTGAATGTAGATAGTACGATTGACTTTACCGTTATCCCTAATAGTTTGGATGTGGTTGCAACTAGAGGTAATCTAGTTGATATCGACCAACAATCTATTGTGGTTAAAGGTGAAATAGACACCATCGCAAGTGGTGAATCAAGTGCTGGAGTTGGTTATACATCAACCTCTTCCAGTAGTTATTAATCGTTATGTAGAAAGTGGTCGGGAGTCCCCCGAGTAGTTTCCCATTAATTTGGATTTTATAGGAGTAAAATTAAAATGGCAGATAAAAAAATAAGTGCTTTAACAGCAGTCGCAGATTCAGAAATCGGTGCTGATGATTTATTGCATATTGTAGACAATCCTGGCGGAACACCAGTAAATAAGAAAATGACAATTGGTCAATTGTTTGAGAACATCCCTACGCATTTAGCAGTAGATGATATCACAACTTTGACTGCAACAGCGTCAAACCTTGCATCATCATTCGCAACAGCGATTGACTTGTCGGGTGCTGGAGCTTCAGTTGCATTTACTTTAGATGACGGTACAGACGTTGGTCAGTTAAAAGTAATCTATGCAAAAACTGAACCTGCATCTACTTACAGTGCAAACATTGAAGTATCAAGTTGGGGTTATTCTTCAACTGCTGGTACTGAAATAGTATTGGACTCACAAGGTGAAGCAGTAATATGTTTTTGGGACGGTTCAAACTGGTACCCAATTTCTGTTTTCGGTGCAACAGTACAGTAAGATAGAATATGAAGGAATATGCAACAGATAGTCTAAGTTCAAGACTTCCAAATCTCTTACCTGAATTTGTAAGAGAGGAAAGTCCTGCACTTGAGGCCTTTCTGAAATCATATTTCGAATACTTAGAAGCAGAGATAATTACATTATCTTCGCAATCAGTTCTTGATAATTTAAGTTTGGAAGATGGTATCGGAGACCTATTATTGGAATCCGATACCAGTTTTTCACCGACTTCAGAGTCGTCCAAAATTATTACAGAACAATCAATTTTAAATCCAACACTAAATGCCTCCCCTTTTACAAAAGGTGAGTTCATAGTTGGTACTAAATCTAAATCAGTTGCAAAGATTGATATTGTAATTGGTGATAAGATTTATGTAGATACTATATCAGGTAATGGGTTTCTAAAAGGAGAAACAATTACTGGTAGAGAATCCAAACAAACAGGTGTAATCGGAAGTTTTAAACAGAACTCAGTTCTTGCAAACAATAAGTTATTAGACTATTCCGATGTCGATAGAACCTCTGAAGAATTTTTACAATACTTCCAAAATGATTTTATACCTGCATTAGATATAGGTTCCACTGTTGACCGAAGGTTAACAATCAAACACATTAAAGATTTATATCAGACAAAAGGGACTGCAGAATCTGTACAGTTCTTAATGAGACTCTTGTATGGACAAGACGCAACAATTAGATATCCCGACAACGAAACAATCTATCTAAACGAATCAGATTATAGTCAAGTAAGAAGAATGAGAGTGCAAGTTCAATCTGCACCTCCAACTGCAACAGATAGAATTATTCAGTATACAACTGGAACATCTATAATAGAGGCTGAGTCCGTAATAGAAAATGTATTTGTAGATTCTGTTGAAGATAAAAAATATTCTATAGAGATTACAGACAATCACATAGGAACATTTACACAAGGTTCTACAGTTGTATTCATAGACCGAGATGGGTTAACCGAATACACTGGAACTGTTATAGGTGTCGTGAATGGTGTATCAGACGAATCATCATCAACGTATATATCCCACAATGATAGTGGAGACATCTTATTAGAAACAGGTGGTGGTCTACTATTAGAAGAATCATCTATAGGTTCATTGTATACTTTAAATGATAAAGTATTTTTTGCAGGTAGTAAGAATAACACGAATGCATCAGAATGTCAAGCAAGAGTTGACGGGTTATCAAAAGGTGGTGTTACACATATTTACATTGAAACTGGTGGAACGAACTACGAAGGTGGAGACCTAATCGTATTTGAAAATGCAGGAACACAAGGTAGTGGTGCAGAAGCAGTTATTGGTTCTGTAGGGGATGAAGTATTACTAGAAGGTGGTTCAGTATTTGGACACTATGAGTATACTGCAACTGGTGGAGAAAATCAAGTTGGCGGGCCTGGAGTTAGAGATGACAATGGTAATCTAATCATATTTAATGATAACACACTTAAAGTTTTTGTTGATGATGTTCTTCAAACACCAAACACTTCATACACTACAAAAGACTATTCACACAAAAACGATAGAGTTGTATTTACAAACTCACTAACAAACGGTCAAAGAGTCGACTTATATACAGAGTTCAACCAATTAGTATATGAAGATGGTGAAGAGATAAACTTAGAAACCACTGTTGGTAATATAAGAAGTGTAAAAATATTAAGTGGTGGTGCAGGTTATCAAACTGTTCCAACTGCATTCCCAGGCGGATACATTTACATGGACGACTTAACAGGATTCCAAGTTAATGAAGTTGTTACTGGTGGAACTTCAGGTGCAACTGCAACTGTAATAAGAATAGAACCTAACAACAAAAGATTAGTTGTTAAAAGATTATCAACTGATACAGGGGAATTCTCAAATGGAGAAACCATTAATGGTGGAACATCTCTTACTGCACGTGCAAACACACAAACAAATGTATCAAGTGGAACAGGTGGTAAAATATTCTGTTTCTCAGACGAGATTGGTGGAATCAAATCATTAAACATTATTGAACAGGGAAGAGACTATATAAACGATTCAGTAGTATCAAACAAATCTGTATTCCCTATGTTGATTACTACACCAACAAACACACTGAACAAAGGTGTTACTATTACAGGTCAATCATCAGGAACAACTGCAGAGGTTGTAAGTTATGACGCAGATAGACACATATTAAAATACACAAATTTAGATGGTCATTTCCTAATAGATGAGGTTGTAATATATCAAAACACCGACCAGTTTGAGGTAATGAAATCCAATCCATACAATGCAAGAGGTAAGTTTGGTGGTGAAGGTATAATACAAGAACAGTTTTTAACAGACAAGGGACATGTAAACGCATCTGCATCCAACATACAAGACAGTAAATATTATCAAACACATTCATACGTAATTAAGGTTGGTGAAAGTATAAACAAATATAGGTCTACAGTTAAAGACCTACTTCATCCTGCTGGACATGTATTCTTTGGTGAAGTTGCATTAGAAAATTCTATTGGTGGAAATATCGCCTCTTCGAGATTCCAACCTACTATTATAATGGTGATGGAACCTGTACTATCGGTATCAAACGCATTTGCAAATTCATTAAGAACATATCTATTACATGCAGATATGTCTGCAACGGGCCCCGAAGGTGGTATTGGTCTATTAACGCTTGACGAAGCAGGACAACCTGTATATAATACAGACCCTAGAACTGGTGGTTCAATAACAGAACCCAATACAGAATATGGTGACTCTAAAATGAGAAACCGTCATATGAACATTCTCAAGATTGTAAACAAATCAATTCCTTCAGTAAGGACAGACAATGTAAGAGGTGTTATTCGTTCTGTAGGTTCAATCAATTTAATGGATAATCAGATTACATTAGACTACCAAAACAGAAAGTTTGTCGCAGCCGACCAAGGAAAGATACAAGACTTGTATCAACCTTCAGAAGAAACCCTAGTAATGGAAGATGGAAATAGAATTGAACTTGAAGAACAAGTAAGTCTTATGAGATTTGAAGAAAGGGAGTTTGCAGAAGTTAAAGGAGAGTTTGGAGATAGAATAATATCAGAAGATGGTGAGACATTATTAAGATTAGAGACTGCAACAACAACAAAAGAGATACAATATTTTGTATCAGAACGAAATCCCGACTTAAATGACAAATTTACATTGTTTGAAGATGGTGATAGAATAGTTTTTGAAGACAATGGTGCAATGATTGATGAACAATCATCTGATTCCTCAGTACCTTCTACAACGTTTGCATCATTTGGGACAAACTTTAAATCCCTAAATACAATCACAGGACAGAGAACTTATAGAATATCGTACTACTTAAAGGATGAAACCGATGAAGACGATATTATGTTAGAAAATGGTTATGGAAATATCTTAAGTGAAGAATCCGTACCCGAAGGTTTGAGACTTAATGACTTAAATGACTATTATCCAAACCTATTCATTCCCGAATTTGAAAAACGGGAGTTAAAAAGAACAAATATTACATATAGTGCATACATAAAGTCTGCATAATGTTATAAATAGTATATAAATATCGTAGGAGATTTTTAAAATGGCAGCAATTATAACAGAAAAGTTTCGCACCCATAATGCAAAACAATTCAAAGAGGATTTTGGTGAATCAGCTTCATCAACATATATTTTTATAGGTCGTTCCCACCCGTGGACGGACGACACTTCACCACCTGTTCCAATAAACGGAACTAGTGAGGAAATGGATTCATTTTCAGATATGCTTTCTATGAAGAAAGTGTCTACTGCTGATGTATCACACGCATTAACAAGATACGACTGGACAACAGGAACTAATTATGATGAGTATGCACATGACTATAGTTCATCAAACACTTCGCCAGGTACAACTGCAAACAATTTGTTTAGTGCTAAGTTTTTTGTTTTAACAGATGACTATAATGTATACAAATGTATCAGAACTGGAAGAAATTCTTCAGGTGTCGTTGTTGCATCAACTGTTAAACCAACTGGAACTAGTGCAACAGCCTTAGTTTATACTTCAGACACTGGTGCTTCTGAAGGTTATATTTGGAAATACATGTATACTGTATCAGCTGCCGATACAATCAAGTATGTGACTTCAGACTTTATCCCAGTTAAAACATTAGGTGCAAAAACTGCTGTTTCAGGTACTGGAACAAATGGACAATTAGGTTCAAGTGCAGATAACGATTCTTCATCATTATGGGATGTTGAAAACTCTGCAACTGCTGGTGCAATTTATCACGTAAGAGTAGACAATGGTGGTTCAGGTTATACACCTGGCACATATACTTCAGTACCGATTGATGGTGACGGTTCAAGTGCTACTTGTTCAGTGACTGTTGGTGCTGGTGGTGCGATTACTTCTGTTGGAGTGACTACATCTGCATACGGTTCAGGTTATAACCGTGCTTCTATTGAAGTTTCTAATAGTAATATATCAGGTATCGGTTCAGGAAGTAGTGCAGTATTAACACCAATTATATCACCAATGAACGGACATGGTGCAGACCCAGTTGAAGAACTAGGTGGAAACTATGTAATCGTTAACTCAAGATTTGAGTTCAATGAAGGTTCGGGTGACTTCCCAACAGACAATGACTTTAGAAGAATCGGTCTTTTACAAGACCCATTTAGTGCTGGAACGACTACAGTTGCAACTGCAACTACATTAGGTGCATATTATAAAATGACTCTATCAAGTGTCTCAGGTTTATCAGTAGATGATACTATTTTAAGTGCATCTGCAGACGGAGACGGAGTTGCAGTATCAAGAATTATATCAATCACTGGTTCAGTAGTATCACATCAACCTATTGCAAACAGTGGTGGTGGGTATGTAAATTTTGCACAAAACGATACAGTTTACAAAGGTGGTGCAACCATTGGTAACGCAGATACAATAGATTCTACATTCCCCGAAGTTGAAAGATTTACAGGAAATATTCTGTATGTTGAGAACAGGGGTGCTGTAACTAGGGCTGCAGACCAAATTGAAGATATTAAACTAATTATAGAAATGTAATTTCGGGGACGCCATGTCCCCATTAACAGGTTAAGGAATATGCCAGAGAAAACTGATTTAAATATAGCACCGTATTACGATGATTTTGCTGAAGATAAGAAATTCAATAAAGTTCTTTTTAAAGCGGGTCGTCCATTACAGTCAAGAGAATTAACCCAAACTCAATCTATTTTACAGAATCAAATTGAAAGATTTGGTTCTCATATGTTTGAAGAAGGTTCTTTAGTTACTGGTGCAGAATCAGATGTCGATTTAGAAGTATTCTATGTTAAAGTAAACTCTGCAAATCCCAATTCACTTGGTGATGCAAATGTTGAAGATTATAGAAAACTTTTTCATGGTAAATTTTTAAGAGGTAAATCTTCGGGTGTTGTTGGTAAAGTTTTTGAATCAAGTGCAGAAACATCTGCTGATGCAATTACATTATTCGTAAAATTTCATTCACAAGGTACTGATGCAAATAACTCAATAGTTTTTTACTCGGGTGAAGAACTGCAAGAGTGTACACTTGGTGAAGATGGAACAGTTACGGTAAACTCTGCAAACGCAAACGAATTTACAATAAAACCAAAAACAGATAACCCAGTTGGTCGTGCTTCTATTGCAAGTATATCAGAAGGTATCATATTTGCAAGAGGATTCTTTTGTAAGGTTGATGCACAAACATTAATTTTAGAAAAGTATTCAGGTAAACCAACATATAGAGTAGGTCTAACAATTGCAGAAAGTCTTTTATCTTCTGCAGACGACACAAGTCTTTTAGACAACTCTTCAGGTACAACAAACGAAAATGCAGCTGGTGCTGATAGACTTAAAATAGATTTTACATTATCTAAGTATACACTTGATACTGTAAATGACGTGGACTTTGTAGAACTTGTCAGGGTCAATCAGGGTATCATAGAATTAAAAATTACTAGACCGATATACAATGAGATTGAAAACTCAATGGCACGAAGAACATTCGATGCAAATGGTGATTTCGTTGTAAGACAATTCACACATAGTTTAAGAGAACATTTAGACGATACTACAAATAGAGGTTACTACACTTCAACAAATGGTGGAGATGTAAATAAATTTATAATGCAAGTATCGCCTGGTAAGGCATATGTAAAAGGATATGAGATAGACAAAATTGGAACAACACCAATACCTTTCAATAAGGCAAGGTCTACAGTTACATTAAACAATACAAACACTCCAGTAAGAATTGGAAACAAATTAAGAATTACAAACGTTCACTCTTTACCCGAGTTTGGTAACGAAAGTGGAGATGCAAATATATCACCATTTAAAGAAGTCACACTTTGGGATACTACAATAACAAGTGATGGAACAGAACCTGCAAGTGGAAAGATTGGTTTTGCAAGATTAAGAAACATAGATTTACAAAGTGGTACTGCATCATCACAAGAATATGATGCAACTTCTACTTGGAACTTATACTTATTTGATATTAAGATGTTAACAAAACTTAGTGGTACACTAAGTGGAACATTTACGGAAGGAGACCAAGTAGTTGGTGGAACTTCAGCTGCAACAGGTATTGTTTCATATACTGCAAGTGGGCAATTATATGTTCATGATGTAGTTGGTACATTCGTAGTTGGAGATGCAATCACAACTAACGGTACAACTTCGGGAACAACTACAGTTACTGCAGTAAGAAATTACAACATTGACCGTGCAAGGGGTGTATCACAAGACCCAGTAGATGCAGGTTCAACTATATTTACTGCAAATGTAGAAGTAGATGCAAGTAAAACATTATTAGGAACCGTAACATTCACAAACAGTTCTACATCAGTCACTGGTTTTGCAACAAAATTTACAACAGAATTAAAAGAGGGTGATATAGTTATCAATCCTTCAAACTCTAACGAAGAATTAATAGTTTCAAGTATCACTGATGATACTACACTTACACTTGCAGGTAATGCTGGTGGTTCGTATACTGGTAATGTCACAAGAAAACGTGCAAAAATATATGACCAAGACCAAACTTCTTCGGTCTTTGCATGGCCAAGAGACTGGGTAAAAACACATTCATGTGATTCTATTCAAGTAAGAAGACAACAAGTTGTTGATGTATCAGGTGGTTCATTCACAATATCAACAGGGTCAAACGCAACATTCGGTGCATTAAACACTGATAATTTTACAATTGCAGTAGTAGATGAATCAGCAGACGGAAGTGCGTATGGTTTAGGAGACCTATTAAATATAGAAGACTTTACAGGAACTGCAGCTTCAGATGGTGGTTCAGGTCAAACACTTACTAAATCAATTGCAGACAATGACGGTGCAAAACTTAAAATTACATTTACAGTAAATAGAACAAATCCAGCTTCTAGAAATAAAACATTAAGACAATCAAGATTACTTGGAGTCGAGAGTGCAAGAAGTGCTGGTGGATACTATGGTACTGCATATGATGATAAAGAAATCACATTGGGTGTTGCAGATGTTCACAAGATTCATGCAATATATGAAGGAGTAGGAGGAACAACACCTCTATCACCTTCATCATACTTCTCAGTAGATAGTGGAACATTCCAAGTATACGAAACAATCGTAGGTCAAACTTCAGATGCACGTGCAGTGTTAATCACATATAGTGGTTCACTTGCAACTTCATATTATAGAATGGTATCAGGTACCTTTACAGAAAGCGAAAGTATTGTTGGTCAAACTTCAAAAGCAGTCGCAACAATTACTAGTGTATCACAAGGTTCGCCAGATATTAAAAATAGATTCTTCTTTGACAACGGACAAAGAGACGGATTCTATGACCTTGCAAAACTTACAAGAAAAGTTGGAGAACCAACTCCTTCAGGAAAAATATTAGTAGTGTTTGATTACTTCACTTCAGATAGTGGAGATTTCTTTGATGTTGAGTCATATACTTCAATACCATATCAAGATATTCCAGTATACTCTCCAAGTAGAGTAGACTTAGGTGGTTTAGAACCCGATGGAACGTTTGAACTTTCGGACGCAGTTGACTTTAGACCAGTTGTAGGACAAATTATTGGTACCTCAACATTCGGAACAACAAATACACAAGACCCAACTAACCCAGTAAACTTATCAAATAGTACAGAGGGTGCTGTCTTTGCACCATTCGGATATGATACAGGTAGAGATTTTGGCTCATCAAGAGTTGGTATATCATCTACTGGTGCAAGTGCAAACGATACTCCTGTTTCAGGTTCAAGTGTTGTTGGTGACATATCTTTCTATGTTGGTAGAATTGATAAAGTATTCTTACATAAGTCAGGTGCATTCCAAACTTCTGCAGGTATACCTTCACTATCACCGACTAAACCTAAGGCTATAGATGATGCGATAGAACTATTTGAAGTTCAAATTCCTGCATACACTAAAAACTTAAAGAACATAAGAGTTAGAACACAAGACCATAGACGATATACTATGAAAGATATCGGTAAGATTAATAACCGTGTGACTAACTTAGAAAGACTTACTGCATTATCTTTATTAGAAAGAGATACACAAACAAAACAAATTTTAGATGCAGATGGATTTGATAGATTTAAATCAGGGTTCCTTGTAGATAATTTCAGAGGACATAGAGTTGGTGATGTAAACCATCCCGACTATCAAGTAGGTGTAGATACAAAACTTGGTGCAATGAGACCTAAGTCTTACTCACAATTTTTTGATATTGAATTCAATAGTACATTGTCATCAAACTTTCAAAAGACTGGAGATTTGATTACATTACCTTATACACCTGCAACATATGTAAATCAAGATAAGGCCTCAAGAACAATTAATGTTAACCCGTATCATGTATTCAATTTCTTCGGTACGGTTAAGTTATCACCCGAAACAGATATTTGGAATGATACTGAACAACTACCCGAAGTAAGAATTAATAGAGAAGGAAACTTTGATGCTGTTCTTGCAGAAAATACAAATTCACTAGGAACAGTTTGGAACTCATGGCAGACAACATGGGTCGGTGAACCTAACGTAGTATCTACAGAAGTTCAGGCAACTTCTAATGGTTCATGGAGTGGAGACCCAGCACAAGGTGGTGAATGGGTTGCAGGATTACAAGTATCAAGAGAAGTTACTGAAACTGTTGAAACACAAACAAGAACAGGTGTAACAACAAGTGTTGTAGAAGACTTCGTAGAATCAAGAAACGATAGAGTTGTAAGTATATCAATAGTACCTTTCATGAGGTCTAGAACAATTGAAGTTGATGCAACAAATTTAAAACCAAATTCAAATCATTACTTCTTCTTTGATGGAATTAGAGTTGATGGGTTTGTAAGACCATTTAGTACAACATATTCGCAAGACGGTGGAACAACTATTTCATCAAATTGTAAGTCAGATGGTAACGGTAGACTTCGTGCATACTTTGAATTACCTAATAGTAATAAACAAAGATTCCCAACAGGACAGAGAGAACTTAGATTAACATCAAGTTTCTATGATTTATCAAACCCAGGCTCACAAGCAAGTGGTATCTATCAGGCACAAGGTTTACTACAATCTAACCAAACAGAGATTACATCTACAAGAAATGGTAGGGTAATATTAGAAAGAACAAATAGTTCTAGACAAATTACTAGAAGTGGTGAGAGATTGAATGCACAAGTATTCGATTCAGTTTCACCTCCTATACCTCCAGTGCCAGAATTGCCTGTTATACCTACAATTATACAAGACCCTGTAGAAATACCAATTCCGCCACCAATACTACCACCCCAGTTACCACCTTTAGATGAGGAGCCACCATTTATAGCACCTCCTGCATTTATTCCTACATCAAGGGGATTAGATATAATAGATGTGCCTGATAGAAGGTTCTTTGATTTCCCATTAGAAAGAGGTTGGGGAGACCCACTTGCACAATCATTCTTGGTTGAAAAATCAGGTGGTATGTTCGTAACATCTATAGATTTATATTTTGAGAAGAAGGACACAACACTACCAGTTTCTGTAGAAATTAGAAACATGGTAAACGGTTATCCAGGCCAGACTGTAATACCTTTCTCAACAGTGACTAAGAATCCAGGCAATGTAAATACTTCAACTGATGGTTCAACTGCAACAACATTTACTTTTGAATCACCAGTTTACTTAGAAGAAGATTTTGAATACTCATTCGTTGTGTATTCTAACTCAAATGAGTATACTACATTCATATCTAGAATGGGTGAGAAAGACCTTGCAACAAGTCAGACAATTTCAGGACAACCATATGCAGGTTCATTGTTTGTATCTCAAAATGCATCAACATGGACTGCAACACAAGAAGACGACCTTAAATTCCATATGAAGATTGCATCATTTGATACATCAAAGAATCCTGTATTGAAATTTGAGAATAAGACATTACCAGTTTCTACATTACAGTCAAATCCTGTTGAGACATTTAGTGGTCAACAGTATGTAAAAGTTTATAACTATACACATGGTATGTACACAACAAATTCAAATGTAATCCTTGCAGGTATAACAGGAGATAAAGAAAACGGAGTTCTAAATATCGCAACTCCTTCAGTGAGTGGGACACCTAGTAATGGAACATACACTGTATCCTTAACTGGTGGGACTGGAACAGGTGCAAGTGCAGAATTTACAGTTTCAGGTAATGCAATAACTACTTCGTATATTACAGACCCAGGCACTGGATATGCAACAACAGATACATTAAGTGCAGTAAACTTTGACGGTGGAACTGCAGACTTAACAGTGGGTGTAGATGTGGTCGGAGATACACTAGGTGGTGTTCCAGTGGCTGCAATCAACCAATCATTTACTGCAATTGCAAATATTGGAATAGATTCATTTACAGTAATCCCCGATATTTCAAGTTATGATGTTAAAACAACTTATTCTGCAAATGACTCAACAGTCGGTGGTGGAGAAGTTGCAACTTCAACAAGAAACTATTACTACGACACCCTACACACATTGATACCAAGTTTAAATTATTCTATGACTAGAATAGTTGCAAGTGTATTGAGAACCCCTATGGATTCACCCGAAGGGTATAGTAATGGAACTGCATATACTAAGAAAACATCAAGTGACTTTATCACTTTAAATGATAATGTATTCTTTGATTCTCCAAGTGTTATTGCATCTCCATTAAACGAAACAAATGAAATGTCTTCAGAGAAATCATTTACATGTACACTTCAATTACAATCTGTAAACGGAAACGTTTCACCAGTAATTGACGTTGGTACAATTGGTGCAATCGGTATATCTAATAGAATTAATAATATCAATAGTTCTTCAGATGTTCCTACTGGAACTACATATACTGCATCAACAGACCCCGATGGAGATAACAATGCAATGGTATATTGCACAAGAAAAGTTAATCTAAAAACACCTGCAACTACACTTAAAGTAATTGCAGATGTATTCAGACCACCAACAACGGGTGTTCAAGTATTATATAAAATTCTTAAGAACGATGAGTCAACACCGTTTGATGATTTAAATTGGGAATACTTTAACACATTAGGAACGCCTGATGTAACTACAGAGGCTGATGCAAGAAACTTTAAAGAATATGAGTGGACTGTTGATGACTTGCCAGAGTTCAGTGCATTTGCAGTTAAAGTTGTAGGTAAAGGAAGTAACACTTCAGTAGTTCCTATGGTATCAGCATTAAGGTGCTTAGGACTTGCATAATGTCTGAGTATGTCAAAGTAGAAGGACACACGTCTCTTGCAAGAGATGAACAGTCTTCTGCTATTGTCAATACAGATATTACTGCATGGAGATTGCAAAAACTTAGAAAAGAAAATTATAAAAAACAGGCAGAAGAAATAAATAATATTAAGAGTGATATGACAGAAATCAAAAACATTCTTAATCAAATAGTGGAAAAGATAAATGGCTAAACAAGTAGACCAATTCAGTACTTTAGAAAATTTTAGAACAACTTTTAATGAAGTGTCCACAAACGTGGGCGATATTACGGGACTTAGAACTACAAGTCAAGGTACTATTGTAGACGCAGTAAACAGTATTGAAGATAAGTCATTCTTTTTCCAAGAGTTTATTTTTATTGCAACTGCAGGACAAACTACATTTTCAGGAACAGATAGTTTTGGTAACACACTAGAGTTTAAAAAAGATAGACTACAAGTTTATGCAGAAAGAGACCATCAAATAAAAGATGATGATTATACAATCGGTGGATTTGGTGTATTAAGTGGAAACACTTATAGTCAGATTACACTTGCTACTGGTGCGACTGTTGGTGATAAGATTACTGTATATTCATACACTGGTTCATACTTAGGAGTCGCAGACTCAGGTGTTGCAACAGGGTTCTTTAACCAAACTGCAGAAAATGTAATATACAATAACAACGACAGTGGTATCATATTTAATGAAACTTCTATCAATGCAACAACTACACTTTCAACAAGTGCAAAGATTGAATTTGATGGAAATGTATATCACCAAGATAATGTAACACTTGCAAGTGGAAAAACATTATCTGCACCAACACTTACAGACGGAACTATGTCTATTAATAGTGGTGCAATAACTAGTGCAACAACTGGTTCATTTAGTAGTAATGTTGGAGTTGGGTCACTTACTTCTGCAGGAGATGTCGCAGGAACAACTGGTACATTCTCTTCAAGTATATCTGCAACTTCAGCTGTACTTTCTTCAGATTTAACCGTTACTGGGAATACTGTACTAAACGGTAATATTGACTTGGGTAATGCTAGTGGTGATACGATTAGCTTGACAGGTTCAGTAGATTCTGATATAATATCAGATACGAATAATACTCGTGCCTTAGGGTCTAGTAGTAAAAGGTGGTCAACTGTATACTCAACAGATTTAAATGCAACAGGCACCTCCACATTGACTACAGTGGACATTAATGGTGGTAATATAGACGGTACAGTAATCGGTAGTTCAACTGCAGCTGCAATTACTGGTACAGTAATTACTGCAAGTACAAATTTTGTTGGAGACTTAACTGGTGATGTCACTGGTACAGTTTCAGATATATCAAATCATAATACAGGAGACTTGACAGAAGGGTCTAATTTGTATTATACTGATACAAGAGCAAACTCTGCTTTTGATACAAGACTTGCAACTAAAAATACAGCAAACTTGACAGAAGGCAGTAATCTATACTATACTGATGCAAGAGTATCAACAAGAACAGACACTATATTAAATCACTCTAATCATACTAACATTACCGTAAGTAAAGTTGGTGATGAGTTGAGATTATCTGCAACAGAAGACAACCTTTCAAATAATACTGCAAATGATTTAAGTGATATTAATTATACTTCATCTCCTACTGCAGGTCAAATACTTGCATGGGATGCTAGTGCTGGATATTGGGAACCTGTAGACCCAAGTAATACTACAGATAATGTTTCTGAAGGTTCAAACAATAAGTATTTCTCAGACGATAGAATGAATGCAATTATAGATGTTGCAGGTTCTAAAGGTCTTGTAAAAACATACGTGGACAATGCGAATGGTGGTGCAGATGACCCGTTAGACGGGACAATCACAATCGACCTAAATACCTCGAACGGATTAACCGTTAGTAGTAATTCTGTTCAGTTAGATTACGAGACTACAAGTACTGCACCTACCCAAGTAGGTAGTACGTCAACTGGACACTTATGGTTTGTGATATGATATGTCTGACGAAATTTATGTAAATATTGGAACTTCGTTCCAACAACCCTACCAAGGACAGGGACTTGCACAAGGTCGTACACCTGTTATAGCACAATATATTGCAAGAAAACCTGCAAATGCACAAACACCTTTTACGTATCAGAGTAGACAGCCTGCAAATGCAAGACAACCTGCATCTGCACAAACTCCTTATATTGCAAATAGACAAAATCCTTCTATAGTTCAGGCAAATGCTAACTACCCATATAATGCATCTGCACAACAGGCATATCCATACATTGCATCTGCACAAACTTCTACTGATAATACAGGAAGACTACCTCTAATTTATAGTAATCAAGGACGAACACCTTTTACTTATGCAAGACAAGGACAAACACCATATAGTGCAACTGGAAGATTACCTTCTACATATGAAACACAAGGTCAAACACCTTACAGTTTTCAACAGAGTTATCAACAAACATATACAAGACAGGGACAACAACCATATTCATTTAATGATACTGGTCAACAACCCAGTACATATGCAAGACAAGGTAGAGAACCATATAGTTTTCAACAAACTTATCAAGTTCCTACAATATACACTGCACAAGTTAGTACTAATAGTCAAGCAATATATCAACACCCGACTACATATCAACATCAGGCGCAGATAACTTACAGACACCCTACTAATTCTCAGAGTACATTTCAAACACCTGTTATTCGCCAACAAAGTTATCAACACCCTTATACAGCCACGTACTCTGCAACTGCAATTGGAAGACAGCCTGCAACATACACTTATCCCGACCCTGCAATTTGGGGCCCGTATCCAGTAACAGGTGGTAATTTAACAAACTATGCATACTTTTATTCAGGGTTTAGGACTACAGGCGGTGGGCCTGCCCAAGTTGCTACTGGTTTTGGTTCAAGTCCATGGGGTTCTTTGCCAGATTCTAGTCCGTATATACAACATAAATGGTGTTTTCAGAAGATTCCAGTAACTAATGGTACTGGCACTTTACAATTTTCATGGTTTAATAAAACACCAACAACTGCATATCTTGGGTCAGAGTTTTCATATATACAAGTAGTGACACCTGCTGGAACTACAAATATACCAGTAGCTTCATTATCATCCATTTCGCCAACACCAGTACCAAGCTCAACGAGTTTTCAGATGACTATACCATCTCCAAGTTTCCTTACTTATTGTTTGGCCAATAATCAAGCTGGTTCAATAGCGTTATTTTAATGGAGGATAAGAAATGGCAATAGGAAATACTCAACAACCGTATATTTTTCAATATCAGACTCCGTATACAAGACAGGTTAGTTCTCAACAACCTTATTCAGTTCAGCAACCTGCAAGACAACCATTAAATGTTCAGAATATTAGTCAACAACCATATTCGTTTACTGCAAACAGACAAAACACTGCAAGATATCCTGCAATTGTTCAAGTATCATATCAAGCAAATAAACAAACAGCTGGAACAAGACCTATTGCATCTGCACAAAGACCTTATCCTTATATTGCAAATAGACAAAATCCGTATCCATTTGTTAATAGTGGTCAGATAACATATCCGTACACTGCAAGAAAACCTGCAACTACACCAATTGCAGAAGCACAACAACCTTATCCGTATATTGCTGATGCACAAACGCCATATCCGTATATTGCACAGGCAACATATCCATACATTGCATCTGCTCAACAACCTTATCCGTATGATGCAAATGCACAACAACCTTATCCGTACATATCTCAAACTCCAAGTACATATGCACGTCAAGGTAGAACACCTTTTACATATCAACATCAGGCACCTTACAGTTTTTCAACTCCTGCAAGAACACCTAGTGAATATAGTAATAGACAACCTAGTATTTACCAAAACCCTGTAATATATCAAAACCCATATATTGCAAATGCTAGACAACCTTCAACATATCAACTTGCATATCAATCACCGTATAGTTTACAGCAAAATTATGTGTATCAACAACCCTACACAACAACTAGAACGGTTGGCCCGATTGCAAAAGTAAAAGGTGTGTATAGAAATAATGCTGGAACGGTAGAGAAGGTAGACAAGATTTATGTCAATGATAGTGGAACTTTGGAAAAAATACACCAATCAGTTCCAACTGCTCAATTCAATAAGGGTTAAAGGAGTATAAATAGTATATATGGCTATACTTGCAAACATTTTTATCGACCAAGGTGCTGACTTTTCAATCACTGTAGATGTCACAGACTCTTCAGGTGATATTTTGAATATGTCAGGGTACACTGCAGCTGCACAAATAAGAAAAACTTATAGTTCTTCAACTATATCTGCAACCTTTACATGTACCGTACAAGAGGCGAGTGGTCAAGTAACCATAGCATTAACAGATACACAAACAACAGCACTAGAAGCTGGTAGATATGTATACGATATGACAGTTACCAGTGGTAGTACTACAACTAGAGTTGTTGAAGGACAGGCAATTGTAACGCCAGGAGTGACAAGATGAGCAACATAAAAGGAACATTAAGTAGAGTTGCAACTATTGGGGGAAGAATACAGGGACAAGGTAATCTTCGTGCTAAACAAGTTGCGATAGGAAATGCTTCAACAGTTACAGACATATCAACTAAAAATTTAAACGAACTTGCAGATGTAAATGCAACAGAAACAGATGACGGACTTCTTTCATATGATGCCTCTTCTGATAAATGGACAACTACTACAACTTTAGACGGTGGAACATTCTAGTTGTCTAAATACTAGTACAAATCAAGGATACCAACCAGTGAAGGTATCGACCCACATAGTGAGTGGACAGGTTTTAAATATTATGTAATCAACGACCCCGAAAGTGACGGGTCATTTTAAAAACAATTAATTTTTATAGGAAAATAAAAATGGCAACAGTAATTCAAATTAAAAGAAGTACAGGCGCAGCTGCACCAACAGTCTCAGACTTAAGTGAAGGCGAATTAGCGTACGTACAAGATAGGTCGAATTCAGGTGCTAGTGCAAAACTTTATATCGAATCTGTAGACTCTTTAGGTGCAGCTGCGATACACGAAGTCGGTGGTAAATATTACACTGATATCGTAGATGGTTCATCTGCAACTCCTGCTGACTTTAAAGTCGGTAACGGAGCAACTTCAGGTGGTTCATTAAAGTTATTAGAAGATTCAGACAACGGAACTAATTTCGTTGCTTTGAAAGCTGCTGATACACTTTCATCAGACGTGACCTTTACATTACCTTCAGCAGACGGTAGTGCAAACCAAGTAATTGGTACAGACGGAAGTGGAACACTTTCATTCTTATCAACAACATCTACAATAGCAGGTGCAACGGATTCAGATATCTCAGCTCCATCATCAGGACAATTACTTGTTCATGACGGAAGTGATTCATTTGATAACGTATCACTAAGTGGTGACGTTACTATGGCATCTTCAGGTGCAGTAACAATCGCAAACGACGCTGTAGAAACAGCAATGATTGCAGACAGTAATGTAACAGTAGGAAAAATCGACTTCTTAGTAGACGAAGACAATATGGCTTCAGACTCTGCAGTTAAAGTTCCTTCTCAGCAATCTGTTAAAGCATATGTAGATTCACAAGTAACAGCACAGGATTTAGACCTTGCTGGTGATTCAGGAACTGGTGCAGTCGACTTAGACTCTCAGTCAATCACATTTACTGGTGGAACTGGTGTAACAACTTCTGTTTCAGGACAAGCAGCGACTTTCGCTATTGGTCAGGCAGTAGGTACAACATCTAACGTAACTTTCAACAACGTAGACGTTGATGGAACACTTACATCGGATGATATTACATCTACAAACATTAGTGTTGCAGGTAATGCTACAATCACTGGAAACTTAACTGTACAAGGCACAACAACAACTGTAGACTCAACAACAGTTTCAATTGCAGACCCAGTGTTTGAAATTGGTTCTGATGCTTCAGATGATAACTTAGATAGAGGTATTAAATTCAAATATAACGATGGAACTGCTAAACTCGGTTTCTTCGGTATGGACGAAAATAATCAAAAATTTGTTGCTCTTAAAGCTGCAACAGATTCTTCTTCAGTATTCAGTGGTACAGCAATGGACGCTGTATTCGGTGGATTAACAGTATCAAGTCTATCAACAACTGGTGATTTATCAGGTGCTGACCTTTCATTAAGTGGTGCAATTACAGGTTATGCTGGTTCAGCTCTTACTGCTGGTGAGTTATTCATTGCGAATGGTTCTACTGGTGAAATGGAAGCTGCAGTTTTAACTGCTGGAGAAGGTGTAGATATTACTAATGCTGATGGTGCTATCACTATCGCTGGTGAAGACGCATCAACATCTAATAAAGGTATTGCAAGTTTTGCTTCTGCCATATTTGATGTTACTTCAGGTGCTGTATCTATTAAAGATGCAACAGCTTCAGTAAAAGGTATTGCTTCATTTGCTTCTGATAATTTCACACTCACTTCAGGTGCAGTTGCAATTACAGCTATTGATGGTGGAACATTTTAATTAAAATAGTTCAATTAACCAATTCAATAGGAGAGTAAAATGGCAACAGTAATCCAATTTAAAAGAAGTTCGACTCAGAACCAAGTTCCTGCGACTAGTGATTTATCACTAGGGGAACTTGCTGTAAATACTTACCACGGTAGGTTTTACACTGAAAAGAATGATGGGTCTGCTGCTGTAGTAGAAGTCGGGTCAAACCCTTCTACTCTTACTATAAATGATGCAATAGCATTTCCAACTAGTGATGGTACAAGCGGTCAGTTGTTATCAACTGATGGTAGTGGAACTATAGGTTTCACTGATGCACCTTCTAGTGGTGTTACTACATTTACTTATAGTGTGACAACTAACCAAACGGTCTTTACAGGTAATGACGATAACGGAGCATCCTTATCGTATACACTTGGTTTAGAACAGGTTTACTTGAATGGTATTAAACTTATAGTTGGAGACGACTATGCAAGGACAAATACCAGTTCAATCACATTACAAGCGAATGCAGTATCAGGAGATGTTTTAGAGGTGGTCGCTCAGACCTCAATATCAAACTTAGTACAGGGGTTTTTCACAACAACTGCACTAACTGCTACAACAGCAGACCAAGTATTGAGTTCTAATCCAACAGGTAATAAAGCAGTGAAATATGTCATAATGGCATCTCACGCTACTGCTGGAACACATGCGGCTGAAGTATTATTAATTAACGATGGTTCAAATGCGTATTTTGTTCAGTACGGTGATGCTTTCTCAGCGTCTTCACTATTTACTTTATCTTCGGATATAAGTGGTGGAAACATGAGATTGTTAACTACACCTGCTAACACAACTACAACATTTAAAACCTTCCAAATTAGACTTTCATAAGGAGTAAAACATGGCGAAAACTAACGCATTTAAAATCGCTGAGTTAATTCGTGGTATACAATTCGATGTAGACAACGATGAAATTACGACTTCTAAGAAAGTCAAATCTAGGGACAAGACCTCGGGAAATACAACTAAGACTGCAACTACAGAATTTGCACTGGACACTTTTGCTCACGCAGAGTTCCGAGCTGCAAGATACATAGTTGCAATGTCAGAAGGAAGTGCTTTCCACTCTACAGAAATTGTAGTAGTTCATGATGGTTCAGATGTCACGTTAACTCAGTATGGTACTTTAAAATCTAAAACCCTTGCAACATTTGATGCAGATATTTCAGGAGATAATCTAAGATTATTAGCTACTCCTGCTTCAGTCTCATCAACAGTAATGAAGTTCGATAGAACTACAGTAGACGCATAGAACTGATTTTAAAAATCTTTAAGGGGGACTTCATGTCCCCCTTTCTTTTTGTATAAATAGTATTATGGCAACTAAAACTAAATTCTTTACTGATTTAGGGTTTCAATCCTTAGATTCAAGCACTGTAGACGGGGACTTAACGGTCACTGGCAATTTTACAGTACAGGGAAGTAGTTTAACAATTGACTCAACAACAGTTTCAGTCACTGATTCTATGTTTGAACTTGCAAGTGGAAACACTACAAGTGATATTATTGACATAGGTATATACGGAAACTATGATGATGGTTTATCAGACGGTGGTGCAAGTGAATTTACAGGTTTATTCAGAGACGCAACCGATTCAACATGGAAGTTATTTGATGGATTAGAGATTGAGCCAGGAAATACAGTCAACATCAGTGGAACGGGTTATGCATATGCAGACTTTAAAGCTGGTGATATAGAAGCAACAGGTCAGTTAACTGCAGTTGGCCCACTTTCTCTAAGTAATTTGAGAATGGACGCAGACCAAAACCTAACTACAACTGCAACTACTGAAGTAGATTTAGATACATTTCCTCTATTGAGTTATAGAAGTGCAAAGTATCACATACAAGCATCACAAGGAACTAACTACCATGCAACAGAAGTTATGGTAATACATAATTCTACTAATGCTTATTTTTCTCAATTTGGTGATATTTATACAAACACTTCATTGTTTAGTCTATCTGTTGATACTAATTCAGGAAATGTTAGACTAAGAGTCACTCCTGCATCATCTTCTTCTACGGCATTTAAAATAAGTCGAAATTTATTAAAAGTATAAGGTAATACCACACTTTACAAGGAACTGGTTTTACTAAATAAAAGTATATAATTCATTAACCATTTACGATAGGACACCAAAAAATGGCAACACAAAACAAATTTGTAGTAGAATACGGAGTCAGTGTTGGAACCACTGAAGTTATAAATTCATCGGGTAAAATCGTTGCAGCTGCAATATCAGATTTAACTACTGATAATCTTGCAGAAGGTTCCGCTAAGTACTACGCAAACTCATTAGTAGACACGCATTTATCAGATGCATCTACATCTAAAACTCTGGCGAATGTTCAGATTGACGGAGGAACATTATAATGGCTGGAGAAAAGAATTTCAATATTAAGAATGGTTTATCAGTTGCTGGTGTTGAGGTAATCAACTCATCAGGTGCATTAGTCGGTTCTTCAATAACAGAATCTATAGACGATAGAGTAAGTAGTTTACTTGTCGCAGGTACAGGTGTATCATTAGCATATGACGATGGTGCTGGAACACTTACAATCAACGGACAACAAGGTGATATAACTGGAGTTAATGCTGGTGCTGGTTTAACTGGTACTGCAAGTTCGGGTGATGCAACACTTAATATTGGTGCTGGAACAGGTATTACTGTAAACGCAGATGACATCGCAATCGATTTCAAAGATGAAGACGATATGTCTTCAAATAGTGCAACTCACGCTGCAACACAACAATCAATTAAAGCATATGTTGATGCAAGTATCTTAACAAAAGATAACACAGATGAAATCACAGAAGGTTCAAGCAATCTTTATTTTACAGATGCAAGAGCAAGAGGTGCTTTATCGGCAACTGGTGATTTATCTTATAACTCATCAACTGGTGTATTCAGTTTCACAAACGATGCAGGTGACATCGAATCAGTAGTTGCTGGTTCGGGTTTAACTGGTGGTGCAACAAGTGGAGCTGCAACATTAAACATCGGTGCTGGAACTGGTATTACTGTAAACGCAGATGACATCGCAGTTAATATGTCTGCATTTGATACAGATGACCTTTCAGAAGGTTCAACGAATGAATACCATACAACTGCAAGAGCAAGAGCATCAATTAGTGCAAGTGGAGATTTGTCATATAACTCTACAACTGGTGTAATCTCATTCACTAATGATGCAGGTGATATCGAAAGTGTCACTGCTGGAGATGGTTTATCAGGTGGTGGAACTACAGGTGCATTATCACTTGCAGTAAATGTTGATGATAGTTCAATCGAAACAAGTTCAGACACATTACAAGTAAAAGCACTTGGTATTACAGACGCTATGTTGGCTGGTTCAATATCAAATGCAAAACTTGCTAACAGTTCAATCACAGTTAACGGAAGTGCAACTGCCTTAGGTAGTGCAGTCACACTAGACACTGGAGACCTTTCAGAAAATGGAAATCTATTCTTTACAAACGAAAGAGTCGATGACAGAGTTAATGCATTATTGGTTGCTGGTACAAATATCACAACAACATATGATGATGCAAATGGTACATACACAATTAATTCTTCAGGTAAAACACAAGAAGAAATAGAAGATATCGTAAACGGATTAGTAGTTGGTGGAACAAACATCACTTCTACATATGACGATACTGCTGGAACACTTACACTTGCTGGTTTATCAGATGGTGATGTTAGAGGTTTATTCTCTGCTGGTGGTGATTTATCATACAACAGTTCAACAGGTGCATTCTCAGTCACAACTTATACAGATACAGATGCAAGAGGTGCTATATCAGTATCAGACACTGCTGGTGATGGTGCAATATCATACAACAACTCAACTGGTGTAATTACATATGCTGGTATTACAGATGCACAAGTAAGAGGTAAAGTATCAGTCACAGACGCAGGTGGAGATGGTTCACTTGCATATAATTCAACTAGTGGTGTAATCACATACACAGGCCCTAGTGCATCAGAGACCCGTGCTCATTTAAGTGCAGGTACTGGTGTTGGATTCAGTGGTGGTGCAATATCCATCGGACAGGCAGTTGCAACATCAAGTAATGTTACATTTGCTGACTTAACACTTTCTGGCAACTTGACAGTTAACGGCACAACAACTACTGTTAACACTGCAACGCTTAATGTTTCTGATAATATTGTTGTTGTTAACAATGATGTGACTGGAACACCTACTGAAGACGCTGGTCTTGAAGTAGAAAGAGGAACTTCTGCTAACGTATCTCTATTATGGGATGAGTCAGAAGATGAATGGACATTTGGTTCATATAATGTTAAGGCAACTTCTTTTGAAGGTTCATTGACAGGAAACGCTTCTACTGCATCTAGTGCTGCTCAATTAACGAGTGCAAGAACAATCAGTTTGGGTGGAGACCTTTCAGGTTCTGCTTCATTTAATGGTACTTCAGACATTACAATTACAGCTGCAGTTGCAGATGATTCACATAATCACACAATTGCAAACGTTGACGGATTACAGACTGCATTAAACACTAAATATGAGAGTGGTTCTAATGCGACACTCGGTACAATAACAACGAGTAATACATCGAACTCAGGTGGATATGTGAGAAACATATATCAATCAACTTCATCTCCTACAAGTGGTGATGGTGCAGTTGGTGATTTATGGGTTTTATACTCTTAATTTAAGAGTATAAATAGTAACTTTAAAAGGTAATATAGAATATGGCAACAGGGTCACAAAAGGTAAAAACACCTTCGGGTTGGAGTTCAACTCAGGGTGGTTGGGTTAAATCGGGTTCTACAACATGGAAGGCTGTTGACCAAATATATGTAAAGACACCTACAGGGTGGAATAATGCATCGGGTCAACAATCTGTTCAACAACCATACCCATACATTGCAAATAGTCAGACTCCATATATTGCTAATAGACAAAATCCTTATCCATACATTGCAAATAGTCAGACCCCATATATTGCTTCTAGACAAAATCCTTATCCGTATATTGCTAATAGTCAGACCCCATATATCGCAGACGCACAGCAACCTTATCCGTATATTGCAAATAGTCAGACTCCGTATATTGCGAATGCAAGACAACCTGCTACGTATCAACATAGGTCTCCATTTACATATAGAAACCCAGTAAATGCACAAACTCCATACATTGCAGCTGCACAACAGGCATATCCGTATATTGCATCTGCACAAGAACCTAACATAAGGTCAGCACAACAACCGTATCCTTATATTGCATCTGCACAAGAACCTAACATAAGGTCAGCACAACAGACATATCCTTATATTGCTAATGCTAGACAACCGAACACATACCAACATAGGTCTCCATTTACATACAGAAACCCTGTAAATGGTCAAACACCTTATATTGCAAATGCTAGAAGTCCAAGAGGATATAGAAACCCTGTAAATGGTCAAACACCTTATATTGCAAATGCTAGAAGTCCAAGAGGATATAGAAACCCTGTTTCTGCACAACAACCTACTATTAAGAATAGACAAACACCATTTACATATAACGCTAGATATCCTGCGAATGCTCAGTCACCTTCTAATGGACAAACACCATTTACATATAACAATAGGTATCCTGCAAATGCTCAGTCACCTAGTAGTAAACAGAGTCCATTTACATACAATGCTAGATACCCTGCGAATGCTCAGAGTCCTAGTAGTAAACAGAGTCCATTTACATATAGTTTCAGAAGTCCGACCACATACACTTATCCCGACCCTGCAATTTGGGGCCCGTATCCAGTAACAGGTGGTAATTTATCAAACTATGCATACTTTTATTCAGGGTTTAGGACTACAGGCGGTGGGCCTGCCCAAGTTGCTAGTGGTTTCGGTTCAAGTCCATGGTCTTCTTTGGCTGATAGTAGTCCGTATATACAACATAAATGGTGTTTTCAGAAGATTCCAGTAACTAATGGTACTGGCACTTTACAATTTTCATGGTTTAATAAAACACCAACAAGTGCATATCTTGGGTCGGAGTTTTCATATATACAAGTAGTGACACCTGCTGGAACTACAAATATACCAGTAGGTTCATTATCATCCATTTCACCAACACCAGTACCATCATCAACGAGTTTTCAGATGACTATACCATCTCCAACATTCCTTACTTATTGTTTGGCCAATGGTCAAGCTGGTTCAATAGCGTTATTTTAATTAGAGGAAAGATATATGTCATTAATAACACAAACAATAGAAGGAAGAGAATACTATATAAGAAGTCCACTTCCAACAGTCACATGTAATGGTATAGATTATACTGTTGGTATGATGATGCCACTTACGAATTACACTGTAGGTGGAAATGTTGATACTTCAACTGCAACAGAACACTTTGAACAACAGGAATCAGGTTTAATCAATGAAGCAATTATTATGTCATATTCATTACCAGTAGTAGAAGATGGAAATGAAGTTTGGACTTTATTAGATGCTTGTCCACAGTTAACAGCGGTATAATAGGATAATAAACAAATGGCAATAGGAAATACCCAACAACCAAATATAGGAAATGCTAGACAACCTGTAATCTATAGGAATCCCTTTACCTATAGGGTTCCGTATATTGCCAATGCAAGACAACCTGTAATCTATAGGAATCCTTTTACATATAGGGTACCTTATATTGCTAATGCAAGACAACCTTTCACTTACAGAAACCCATTTACATATAGGGTTCCATATATTGCTAATGCTAGACAACCTAGTACGTATCAACATAGGTCTCCATTTACATACAGAAACCCTGTTGGATATCAGTTACCGTTTACTTATAATAACAGACAACCATTTACATACAGAAACCCTGTTGGATATCAGTTACCGTTTACTTATAGTAACAGACAACCATTTACATATAGAAACCCTGTTAATGCACAACAACCTAATATAAGGAATAGTCAAACACCATTTACCTATGCAAGACAGGGTAGAACACCATTTACATATAATCATAGAAGTCCATTTACCTATGCAAGACAAGGACAAACACCGTTTACCTATAATCATAGAAGTCCATTTACTTATGCAAGACAAGGTAGAACACCGTTCACTTATAGTAACAGGCAACCTAGTACATATCAAAACCCTGTTAATGCACAAGAACCTAATATTAGAAATTCACAAACTCCGTTCACTTATCAGAACAGACAGCCTGGTACATATCAAAGAACAGGTAGAACACCGTTCACTTATAGTAACAGACAACCTGCAACATATGCTAGACAAGGACAAACTCCTACTACATATCAAAACAGACAACCTGCAACATATGCTAGACAAGGACAAACTCCTACTACATATCAAAACAGACAGCCTGGAACATATGCTAGACAAGGTAGAACCCCTGTTATCCGTTGGGATGGTGCATTACAACAAAACTGGCCAGGAACACCTATATCCTCTTAAACACTAAATAAGTGTGAGAGGATATATTATATTATGGACAAATTAAAAACTTTAGAGCAAACAAAAGAACTTTTAACATTCCCCGAGTCATTCAAAGATTTAGACCATAGGTCTAGAAGGGAAATAGACCAATGGCATTTAGGTGCAATAAACGACTTATCTAACATAGACGAAGAATCTGAATTTTTTAAGATTCTTGAATACATGTTTGAAAACATGCCTCCACTTAAAATATGTAAGTGGTCTGATTTAGAACAACTAAGAAGGGATGGAAAACTAATCGGTTGGCAAGGTCTTAGATTTCAAGCAAACTCATATCATAAATTCCTACCCGAAATTTACACATCAGGTTCTATTAATGAACATGGCGCTCCTTCTACAAAATTTGCAGTATCAGAACCTATAACTGATAAAGAAGTTTACATTGGAGACTATGCAGGAGAAGAACTAGAAAACGGAGATTTTCAAGCAGAAGATTTTCCAATTGCACTAAACTCAATGTATTATCATAGTGCAAAAGCACATTGGTTAACTCAAAGTATACAAGAAGAAGGATTGTGGGCGCCCATACAAGGTCTTACACAAATGTGTGGTGACAGAATACAATTAATGATTCACCCAGGCTCTGTTCGTTCAGGTTGTTTTGAGGAAATGGAAGACCCGACTCATGAATTATTATTATGGGATTCACATGATATTATACCAACAAATCCAATAACAGTCAAGCAATGCTTAGAGTATTGGCAAGACAAAGTTTGTAATGGGGTTAGAAAACCAAAATACAAAGGTCTTTCTGCAATATGGACAATGGGAACTATAGAGTTTCAAGCAGATTTTAGTAATGTTGATTTTAGGAAATATGTATGGGAGCATAGTGAAAAGGTCACTAAACTTGCAAAAGGAAAACCCCTTAATATTTACATTGGGTATGATAGTAGACATAATGGATTAGAACATGTATGTAAAGAATCTATTTTAAAGGGAATACAAAAATCTATTGGTGGGGGAAGACTTGTAAACTATAATAAGTTTGTTCCCGAAATTAAATTTTTAGATGTATCCAAGATACCCGAATACAAAAGACCATATGAGAATCAATCTACATGGTTTACTTACAGTAGATTCTTAATTCCTTACTTGGAAAACTATGAAGGTTTCAGTTTGTTTATAGATGATGATTTCATTTTCAATAAATCATTACTACCTATGTTTTACTATTTGAATACAGATGACGCAGTTGCATGTATTAAATATCCACAAATCAAACATGATGAAACTAAATTTGATGGTGAAGTAAACATTGATTATCCATGTAAGTTGTGGTCTTCAATGATGTTCTTTAATAATGGACATGAAGATTGTAAAAAACTAACACCCGAAGTGGTAAACAGTTGGACTGGTTCTCAGTTACATCAATTTGAATGGACTGATAAGATTAGTCCTATACCCGAAAAATATATATTTGTTGAGGGGTATGACGACCCTAATGTGAAGTGGGACTATAGTGGAATTCACTATACTAGAGGAGGCCCGTGGATAAATGACATGGATTCTAGTCACATAAATAACTTAGAAGATTATAATAAAATAAAAAAATCTATTGTAATTTAAACATAATTGAGGTATAATAACAGTATGAACGCACTAATTTACACAGAAGACCAAAAACTAATAATCAGAAAACCAAATGGTTTACAATATGAATTTGAAAATACAGACCAACCTGAACTTGGGTTTGATTTTGATGTATTGATATATGATGATATTGAAGTAGTAATAGAAAAATGGGAAGAAAGTAAGTGTTTTGACGACCAAGTACAAAGGCCTATTACTGGAGCTGAAAAGGAAATTATAGAAAACTATATTTCAAATTCCGAACCTCCTATAGGAGTTACATTAAACAATCAATATGTATCAGACTTAATGAATCAACTTAAAGGTAACCTAGATGATTTTATGGGAAACTATGGGTTTGAAGATTTAACAGAGGTTACTTTTGCAGGTAGAGAGGGGTCTAATCACCCATATAGGTCTAATGCAAGAAGAGTAATGGAATTTACTGATTCCCAATATGTCATATATGACCAGTTAGTAAATGAAATATTTGCAACTCGAGAAGACCATCTAAAACCTATAGAAGATTATATCAATCAACTTCCTATAGCAAGTCTATTGCCCGACCACGAAAGATAAGTCATGTATGATGACATAAAAGTCGTCCACATAGACGAACCTTTTAAAATTAAGGATTTACCACTTAAAGATGTATATGTCATAGATGATTATCTATGTCCCGAATTACATCATCACTTTGACGACCAAATTGTAAGAGAAAATATATGGTCTAAAACAAATCAAGTAAGTAGTGGAAGTCCAACAGGTTTACCACATCATAGTTTTTGGGGTGCAACATATTACAGAGATGATATGAAGCCCGAAAAGGATATGAATAGTCTCCATACAATGTTTCCTTATTATCTTAATAGAAGACTACAAACAGAGTTTGGGTTTAAATGGGTAAGGTTTCAGTATATGGGATTGAACTCTCAAACACAAGGATTACAAGGAACTACTCATGCAGATTGTCAAGATGAGGACTCTTGGAATCTTTCATTCTTATATTACACTAATAAGTTTTGGAACAAAGACTGGGGTGGAACATTAAGATTGTATAATGAAATGCAACAAGGTTTAGACGGTAGACAGGAACATATAGACAATCACCAAATTGCAGAGGTTGAGTTTAAACCAAACAGATTAATAATTTTTGATGGAAGGATACCACATGGTGCTGATGCACCGTCTCCTTCAGCACGATATATAGATAGACGGTCTCTTGTTTTGAGAGGCGATGAAGTAAGATTAGTAGAGGAAGAAGAGTTTTTTCATGCCAACGATAGAATTTCACACATATAATAAAGAAACACTAAGAGACTTTAAACCAGTCCTTGCAAGTTCTATTCAGCCTGATTGGTGGAAGAAAGCTAAAGTTGGTGAAATAGTCAGAGGAGTGGTACAACAAACTATTCGTTCATGTCCTGCAATGGATGACTGGTTAAAGAGTGGTTGGTATTTACTTGCAAATCGAGACATTGAAGTTATAAATGGGGTAAGTAAACATGATTCAGGAAGTTCTACTACTGCAACTCATGACCCACATAATAGTGCTTATAACTCTTCAAGTCATCCAATAACACAAACACTAGATGCATTTGAATACTTGGGTAGTGGTAAACCAGTTAAAGATGCATTTAAAATGAGAAACCCGTGGAACATTAAAACTCCTCCAGGCTATTCCTGTTTTTATCTAGACCCATTTTTATTTCAAAACGATTACTTTGCAACATGGCAAGGTGTAATAGACACCGATACATTTAATGTAGGAATGGATAATGCACAAATTATATTTTACCCTAAAGTAGACCATTCGTTTGTAATACCAAAGGGTACACCTCTTTGTCAAATTATACCATATAAAAGAGAGACTTGGAATGCATCATATATTGTTAATGACCACGAATCTTGGATAAAGAATCGTGCAACTAAGACTTCTGAATTTGAAGATAAACCTACAAATAAGTCTATGCAAGAATGGTCTCAAATAAGTAATTTTGAAGACGAAAGTATTTCAGGATTTGGTGGGTATAGAAGAGGTAAATTTTGGAAACCAAAAGGTAGATTCTATAAAGAAGAAACACCACCACCCGAATGTCCTATGCATAAAGCAGAAGATGAAGGTAAAAAAGAAATACAATTGGAGTTAGATGTATAATGGCAGTTAGATTATTATTCCCAACCTTCGTATTTGAGAAGGATTTGTTAGACCCAAGTTTAGACGAGACTCGTGGTATTGACCAAAATTATTTAAACCTTCTTGTAGATACAATGGATGGTATGAGAAGGAAAGACCCCGAAGGTAGAAGACTATCTAATGCATACACTGGTTGGCAATCACATGACGGTTGTGAATCAAATCCTGCATTTCAAAAACTAATGAATAGAATACAAACTATGTTTTATGATGAGATATGGCCATTTCATGGTTTAGACCGTAATACAGCACAAATGCAAATAGGCAACTGTTGGGCAAACATAAATGATAAACTTGCATGGAACAAACCACACTTACATAATGGTTGTTGGTATAGTGGTGTGTTTTATATAAAAGCAGATGGTGACGAAGGTCATATAGAAATGATTGATACACATCCTAAAGTTGTTTCAGATTTTCCCAATTCACAAAGGACTCCTACCAGCAAAGGATATGAACCTAGGGGTGGTAAACTAATTCTGTTCCCAAGTGGTCTCATGCACATGGTAGAACCAAATCCAACTGATAAAGAAAGATATTCAGTATCATTCAACATGGAAATGAAATACACAAAACCCGAAGGACATACTGGTAATATAAATAATTACAATCCTGATGAATTTGTTTATAATGTATCTCCAAATGGGGCTCTTACAACCGACTAACTATTCTAAATACCTATATGGAAATAGTAGTAGACACTGGACTTTTATGGAATCTTATGATAACATTCGTGTTAGCACCACTAGGTTTTTTAATTAGAAGTCTATTATCAGAACAAAAAAGACTGGACATACTTGTTAACAAAACAAGAGAAGAGTTAGCCAAAGAATATGTAACTAGAGAACAGATAGAGATAGACTTTGAAAGAATAATGTCTACCATGACAAGAATTGACGAAAAGATAGACCGTCTACAATCTAAAACATACTTCCAAGAATAGGTTCTAAATTCATATAAATAGTAGTAGACGCAAATTTACTACAGGATTACTATGGCAGAACCAACATCAAAAAGTACCTTAAAAGAATATATAAAAAGGAAACTTGGAGCTCCAGTGTTGGAGATTAATGTTGATGATGACCAATTAGATGATAGAATTGATGAAGCACTACAGTACTTTCATGAATATCATTACAATGGTTCTATCAAAACTTATTTAAAACACCAAATCACTCAAGCAGAAATTGATTCATTTAAGACAAATGACACACTTACTGGTTCTACCAGTGGAACACAAGCAATTGCAGGCCAGTCCTATGGAGAGAGTAGAAGTTATATAACACTACCCGAACATGTATTAAGTGTATTACAAATATTTCCATTCAACTCGGGTCAAACTTCAAGTATGTTTGATATTCAGTATCAGTTAAGACTTAATGACTTGTGGGATTTAACATCTACAAGTGTTCTTTACTATTCACAAGTACAACAACATCTTAAACTATTAAATGATATGTTAGTTGGTCAGATACCAATAAGATACAACGCACACCAAAATAGATTATACATTGATTATACCACTGCAAAGTTGACTGCAGGTGAGTATATAATTATTGAATGCTACAGAAAGATAGACCCTACAGACTTTACAGATATCTATAATGATATGTGGTTGAAGAAATATTCAACTGCATTGGTTAAATATCAATGGGGTGAAAACCTATCTAAATTTCAGGGAATTGCACTGCCAGGTGGTGTGACACTTGATGCACAACAAATAAAAACAGAAGCACAAGAAGAGATATTAAGATTAGAAGAAGAGTCAAGACTGAACTTTGAAATGCCAGTCATGGATTTAATGGGATAAATTATGCCTACAAACGTATTTTTTAACCATGCAGTTTCAACTGAACAACATCTTTATGAAGATTTAGTTGTTGAATCATTGAGAATGTATGGACATGAAACATTTTACCTACCAAGAGAAATTATAGAGGAAGACTCTATTCTTGGTGAAGACGTGCAATCAACATTCGGTGATGCATATTCTGTAGAAATGTACATAGAAAATACTGATGGATTTGAAGGAGAGGGTGACCTCTTTAGTAAGTTTGGTGTCTCGGTTAGGGATACTGCAACTTTTATAATATCTTTAAGAAGTTGGGAAAGATTCATATCATTAGACTCAAATCTTGCAACATCACTAAGACCCAACGAAGGTGATTTAATACACTTTCCGTTAAGTGGCTCTTTATTTGAAATTAAATTCGTAGAACATGAGAATCCATTCTATCAAGTGGGTAAACTATTCGTATTCAAATTACAATGTGAATTGTTTGAATATAGTGGAGAAGATTTTGATACTGGAACAAACGCAGACTTAGTAGAACTAGACCAAGCATATCAAATAAAAATGACAATGTTTAATTCAGGAAGTGGTACTTATAGTGTCAATGAGAATGTCACTAAAGGTGGAGTTGTTGTTGGAGAAGTTGTTCAATGGTCTCCACAAAATCATGTGTTGTCCATTAAAGATAACACAATAACACTTGCAGATAATGATGTTATAGTTGGTGTTACTTCAGGTGCATCGTACACAATTTCATCTATCGAGGATGTATTAACATTCGGTAATGATGGAAACGCACAAAACAAAGACTTTGAAGATAAAGCAGATAACTATCTAGACTTCTCGGAGACAAATCCATTTGGTGAGGTTACATAATGTTTGGAACACATTTTTATAATGAAACCACAAAACGTGCAGTATCTATATTTGGCACTTTGTTCAATAATATAACAATTAAAAAGATAAAGGAAGATGGAACTATATTAGCACAACAGAAAGTTCCTATATCATATGGGCCTAAACAGAAATTTTTACAGAGACTTGCTGAAGAACCAAATCTAAATGATAATAATAGAACTGCAATATCATTGCCTCGTATTGCATTTGAAGTATCGAGTTTAGAATATGATTCAACAAGACAACAGAACAAACTTATAAGACATCAGAAGACTACGCTAGACACCGCTGATTCAACTAAAAGGTCTTATCAATACCAACCTGCACCTTGGAATATAGGATTCAATCTGAGTGTTCTGGCAAAAAATATGTCAGATGCATTACAAATCGTAGAACAAATACTACCATATTTTCAACCCGAATATACAGTAACAATGAAAATGATTGATTCTATGACGGACTATAGAGATGTACCAGTCATACTAAATTCTGTTAGTATGGAGGACACCTATGAGGGTGATTTTACAGAAAGAAGAGTTATAGAATATTCCCTATCCTTTACAATGAAATTAAACTACTTCGGGCCTGTTTACAGTGGTAAGGTTATTAAAAATGTTATTGAAAGAGATTATATTAATACTGCAAGTGGTCTATTTACAACAAGTCAAATAGATAGTAGTGGATTGATTAAAGAGGTTAAACACTATGAACCTGCATTTGCAGAAACAACATCTACTGCAGTATCTAGTTCCACAACAATACCTTTTGCAACTGCAATAAATAATAGTATAAGTGTGGGCGATGAAGTATTTGGAACAAATTTAGCAACAAATCCAACAGTTTCATCAATTGCAAGTGATAAATTATCAATGGTAGTTTCATCTGCAGTAATACTAGACGCAACAACCAATCTGAAGTTTGTAGGTTCAGTAGACCCAGGCGATACGTTCGTTGTTGCAGAAACCGTGACTTTTTATGATGATGGCGCTCCTTCAACATTTACAGAAGATAAAGTGACCGATGCAAGTTAATTATGGCAAAAGATATAGATTCAAAATTAAATGATGTTCTTGACATTTCTTCCGAAATAAAGAAAGAAGCAACTCAAGTAATCAAAAGACCACCCCAGTCAGAGAATATTCAGACCGACTATAAGTACACTAGAGAAAATCTCTATGGTCTTGTGGAACGTGGACAGGATGCCATAGAAGGCATTCTAGACGTTTGTAAGGAGACGGAGAACCCTCGTGCATACGAAGTTGCAGGTCAGTTAATTAAGACTGTAGGCGAGACTGCAGAGAAATTGTTAGATATTCAAACTAAATTAAAAAGGTTAGAAGATGAAAATGGGGGAGCTGTGAAAACACAACACAATCACCTATATGTCGGGTCTACTTCAGAATTACAAAAGTTTCTAAAGAAAGAAAGTAAGAAAGATGACGGTTAATAGAAATGAAGGATATCTTGGTAATAATCTTATCAAGAGAGCTGGAATTGAAACTCAGTATGCAAAAAAGGAACTAGATGAATATCTAAAATGTTCTAAAGACCCTTGTCATTTTATTGAAACCTATACACAAATTATTTCACTTGACGAAGGTATGGTACCCTTTAAACTTCGTGGGTATCAAGACAAGTTAATTAATCACTATAACGATTCTCGCTTTAGTGTGGTTCTCGCATCACGTCAGAGTGGTAAGTCGATTACTTCTTGTGCGTATCTACTATGGTTTTTATTATTCCATCCCGAAGTTACTGTTGCAATTCTTGCTAACAAAGGTGCAATTTCAAGAGAGATGATTGCACGTCTTGTCACTATGTTAGAGAGTGTACCATTCTTTTTACAGCCTGGAGTTAAGATTCTTAACAAAGGTTCGATTGAGTTTGCAAATGAT